ATACAGTTAACCCAACACAAACTGCGGCAAGCGGTACTATTACAACTGGTGGCGATACATTAACACTTAACGGCACAATCTTTACAGGTGTTACAAGCGTTACTGCATTGGCAGCGGCTATTAACGAAGTTGCTCCAACTGGTGTTACAGCGGCAGCACTTAACGGTTATTTGAATTTGTATTCAAATGGTACAACAACTAACTCAACAACTGGTGCTATTACATTGTCAGGCACTATTGTAGCTAAAGTTGGTTTATCTTCGACTACATATCTATGCCCACAGTTTACAGCTAGTTCACATACAAGCATTCCTAACTATGGTAGCTATACCAATGCTAATACTGCTAACGGTGCTCCTACTGGTTCTGTATGGATTAAAACAACTTCAGTTAACTTAGGTTCTAACTGGATTATTGAACAATACAACTCATCAACTTCTAGTTGGGTAACACAAAATGCTCCATTATATGCAAGCAACTATGCGGCATTGGCAGCTCTAGACCCAACAGGCGGCGGTATTAATCTTTCATTAGATCAATTGTATGTAAAATATAATGACGATGAGCAAACTCCACAATATGCAGATTGGAAAATTTACTATCGTAGTGGAGTAGGCCCAACAAGCGTAACTTCAAGCGTAATTACAGCAACTACATTTAATGCAAGCAGTTATTCATTTACAGCGGCAGCTAGCCAAATTGGTTCTAGCACATTACCATCAGCATCAACAGTATCATTTGTTGCTACTGGTTCAACCGCAGATGCAACAACATTAATGACAGCATTATCAGCTGGTATTAGTGATCCACTAGTTTCGTTCACATTGAACGCTAATAACAGTATTACAATTACACATATTGCAGGCGGTGACATTTTATTTGTTGATGGTTTAAATACTCCATTAAGTAAAATCTTTACTCCAGGTACAACAGGTAACTGGAACTATACTGCTCCTAAAATTGATAACGCTTCTGGTGCAAGCTCAACAACTTATGTTATGAGTAACTGGGCAAGTACCGTTGGTACAAGCGGATTAGGTATTGCTACAGCTAGCGCAACTCCTCCAACAACTACTCCTGCAAGCGGAACATTATGGTATAATGATGGCATTGCTAACTTTGACATCATGATTAATGACGGTTCACTATGGCGTGGTTATTTGACAACACAAGCTAAAGCTATCAACAGCGCAGTTTACGCAAGTGGTAGCCAGTTATATACTGACCCAGCTGGTCCAATTGTTAGTGCTAGTCAGCCAACAACACAAGCCGCTGGTACTCCTTTAGCTAACGGTGATTTGTGGATTGATACTGCTACTATTGGCAAATTCCCACAAATCTTCAAGTACAACAGCTTAACAGGCAAGTGGGTATTGATTAATAATACAGATCATACAACAGGCAACGGCATTGTATTTGCTGACGCACGTTGGAGTGACCAATCATCTTTAGCCACAGTACAAACAGGGCTAGGTGCTCCAGATGCTATTTCAACATTGTTGTTAAGCAGTTTCGTTGACCCAGATTGTATTAGTCCAGCATTGTATCCAAAAGGTACATTATTGTTTAACTTACGTCGTAGCGATTACAACGTTAAGAAATATGTTACTGGTTATATCAATACTTCAACTTACAACACACAATACAGCGGTACATATCCAGTAGGCGCAGGTCAGTTAATGACTAACTATTATCCAGATCGTTGGGTAAGCGATGCGGCAAACGATACAAACGGTGTTGGTCGTTTTGGTGCATGGGCACAACGTCAAGTTGTTGTCCAAGCTCTAACAGCTACAATCGAAAGCAATCAAAATATTCGTCAACCAGACACAGTTATTTTCAACTTACTAAGTTGCCCAGGTTATTTAGAAGTAGCAAGTGCAATGGTTGGTTTGAATACTGACAACGGTTTATCAGCATTCATCGTTCACGATACACCAGCTCATTTGACACCAGATGCAACAACACTAAGCAACTGGGGTAACAATACAGCAGGTGCGGCAGTTGACGGTTACAACGGTTTAATCTTTACAGATGCATACTCAGCAATTTATTACCCATGGGGCTATTCACAAGACTTGTTAGGTAATGATATTGTTGTTCCTCCAAGTCACATTATGTTGCGTACAATCGCTCTTAGCGATAACGTTTCTTATCCATGGTTTGCACCAGCTGGTGTACGTCGCGGTGGTGTAACAAACGCAAGTAGTGTAGGTTATGTTGATGTAAACACTGGCGAGTTTAACACAGTTGCATTGAATCAAGGACAACGTGATACACTAGCAGGAATCCATGTAAACCCAATTACATATCTTGCAGGAACAGGTTTAGTAGCTTATGGACAGTACACACGTCAACTAGTTGCTAGCAGTTTAGATCGTATCAACGTAGCACGTTTGGTAATTTATCTACGTTATCAATTGAATAAGATTGCAAAACCTTATATCTTTGAACCAAATGATACTATCACACGTAATCAAATCAAACAACAAATCGAAGCAATGTTATTAGAGTTAACAGCTCAACGTGCATTGTATGACTTCTTGGTAGTGTGCGATACTTCAAATAACACACCAGCTAGAATTGATGCAAGCGAATTACACGTTGACATCGCTATCGAACCAGTTAAGGCAGTTGAATTCATTTATATTCCATTGCGCTTAGAAAATACTGGAGCCATCAAAGGCCTTGGTGGGAAATAATTAGGAGAACATTATGGCAATTGCGGCACTATCAAATTTTACAGTACCTTTAGCATCAGACCAAAGCGCATCAACACAAGGTATGTTGATGCCGAAACTGAAGTATCGCTTCAGAATCAGCTTTGAGAATTTTGGTTCAGGCAACAGTACTACAGAACTAACTAAACAAGTGGCCGAGGCAGCTCGTCCAAGTGTTAAGTTTGCAGATCAGAAAATTGAAGTTTATAACTCAGTTATTCACTATGCTGGTAAACCAGCATGGGATCCTATTGCTATCAAGTTACGTGATGACGTTACAAACGCCGTTACTACATTAGTTGGCGAACAGAATCAGAAACAATTTGACTTCTTTGAACAAAGCTCTGCGGCTTCAGCAGGTGACTACAAGTTTACAATGCGTATTGAAATTCTAGATGGCGGTAACGGATCTAGTACTCCAACAGCATTAGAAACATGGGAATGTTACGGTTGCTACTTAGTTTCAACAAACTATCAAGATTTAAAATACAGTGACCAAGGTCCTGTAATGATTGATCTTAGCATCCAATTTGACAATGCAGTACAAGTTGGTCCAGTAGGTGCAATTGGATCTCCAACATCAGTACAGACTTTCCCAGGCGGTACAAACGCTTTAGGTGCTTAATAACTAAAACCCACTTCGGTGGGTTTTATTATAGGTATTCATTAAGTGCGTAGTTTATTATTTCGATAAATAATTGTATGGCATTCACACCTAATTCTTATCTTAATGAAACGCAAACTGGCCCTAATCAAGGCCCTGAAATCTTACGAGATCAGCAACATGCGGCACGGTTATTTAACGCTGACCAATTTAGACTAGCTCCTAAAAGTAAGTTTTTATTCCATGTTGCATTTGGAATTAACCCATCATGTGTGCGTAATCCGGCGATTATTAATACCTATGGACAAGAAATTAATATGCTAGTTAAGGCAGTAGACTTACCAAGTTATACTGTTCAAACAGAAGTTCTTAATCAATACAACAGAAAAAAAGTTGTACAATATCAGCACAAGCCTGGTGAAATATCACTTAAATTCCATGATGATAACATGGGTTTAATTAACCAACTGTGGCAAAATTATTATAGTTACTATTATGCAGACTCATCAACTGCAACGGTTCCAGGTGCGTTTTCTAGAAATGCAACTAAAGCATTTAGTAGTATTCCTGCTAATTACGGATTCGATGCAGGCAGTACTGTACCATTTTTTAATTATATTAAAATTTATCAGATGGCTAGACATGAATATGTCTGCTATCAGTTATGGAATCCAATCATACAATCGTGGAATCATAACAAATTAAGTTATAGCGATGGCGGTGTAAATGATTTTGATATGAAACTTCAATTCGAAGCAGTGAGTTATAGTGTAGGTGCTGTAGCGGCAGACATGCCAGAAGGCTTTGGTGTAACACATTATGATACCACTCTTAGTCCATTGCAAGCTAATACTTCGGCCGGAGGATCTCCATCTACAGGTGCAGGCGGTCCTAGCTTTGTAACAACATTAGATTCAACGGGACTTGCCGCTGGAGCATTATCGACAGCCATTGCACAAGTTAACACATATCAAAACGCACAATCATCAAGTAGCCCATTAAGTGGTGCGGCAGGTGTTATTGGCGCGGCGGCAGGTGTAGCAGGTGTTATTGGCATCGGTTCAAGCCTGTTAAGTACAGCAGGCGGCTTATCTGGAATTAGTTTCCCAGGAGCAGGCGCAATCGGTGACGCAGTATCAGGTATTGGCGGAGCGATTAGTGATGTTGCATCTGGAGTCGGCAGCGCAATTAGCGATGCGGCTTCTAGTGTAAGTGACGCAGTTTCAAGTTTATTTTAATATATGACAGCATCTAATTTACCTTTATCCGCAGTAAACGGAAGTACCGTAAAAACATTCTTTGACAATTTAAGTCAAGCACCTATGAGCTTTCCAGCAGGACAGATCGATGCAGTGACTGGATTTTTTATCAAGCGTGGATTTGACTCAACAGGTGCAGGTTCAGTTGCAATCGTGTTGCTAAGACAAGCAAGGACTGAAAATGTCAATGTTTTTACTTTATTAGATAAACTAAAAGGGCTAACCGATGTACAATTAAGTCAAGTTGTTGCTCAGGTATTGAATAGTTATAGAGAAAAAACTAGTTTTCTAGGATATCGAATCCAGCCAGTAGCAAACAGTTACGAAAGTAGAAATATTTTAATTTAATATGCCTTCTAAATTCGCTCGTGGCAAGTTTTCTATGAAACACCCAGAAAAATATGTCGGTACTAAAATTC